ATTGGTATTTAGTAAACATTGCCTATGAGTTCAAAATCAGCCCGCTTGAGTTACTAAAACTTGACGAGAGAATGCTTTGGACAATGGGCCGCTTCCTGATCTGGAGAGCGCAAGAACTTAGCAAGAAATAGCGAAACCCCTCCCAACCGGGAGGGGCTTTGCTTTTAGCTAGGAGACAACCCTAGACATAACAGTTGGATGATTGGCGTTCTTTAGGTATTCAAACCTAACAATGCTCAAAGCCTCATTAGCCTCTAGCAATCTGCCAGTCAGCAGATAGATAATGCCCTGCACCGCTCTATCATTCAAACCCATGTCTTGCATAGCTCTGACAGTTCGGCGAGGACTGTTGTTGAAGTGATACGCCATCCAGTCAAAGCTGTTGCCAACTAGACCATCCTCAGTTGTTGCTTGTCCTGTAAAGATAGCGACAGCAGCAGTCATGGCATGAAGCCAGTCAGCCAAGAAGTCTGCGGTGTCAATGTGCAGAGTGGTGAAATACTCATGCTCTTTGTCATGCAAAGACTGATTGTCACCACCTAGCAAGCAAGCAAGGGTATCCATAATCTCAAAGTCAATGTTTACCTTATCGCCGTATAACTCAATAACATTCTTGGCAAGAACTGACTCGATGTTCTCGGTTAGGTATTCCTTTACTTGGCCCACTTGCTCCCCCTGTAAAACTCCCTATCGTCACCAAAGTAATACTGGCTGAACTCAAACCCTGCAACATCTAGGAAGTCATACTTGGTCCAATCCCAAGACCTCAAACTTCCATAAGAGTCGAATCCGTCATACTGAAAAAACAATCCCTTACCAAATGGAAGTCTGATTGCCCATGTGTCTTTGTATCTGTAAACAATGCTCATTTCTTTTCCTTTCTTTGAGCTAGGTCAAGGCTAGGGGATTGTCAAGCATTTAGGCAGGGTCAAAAGATAACAGTTTGGTAACAAGGTAGAATTGAGGCTAAAGGTGGTCCAATGCGCTTAGAGTTTCAAATCCCCATACTTGGCACACAAAAGCCTAGCTATTCGGTCAAGGACATCCGCACCCTTCAAAAGAACCTGCGAGAGATTGAGCCGGGGCTACGGACTCAATTTGTCCGAGAAATCAAGGTGGTTGGTCGAGAGGCAGAAAAGCCAATCAAGAGTGCAATCCGCAATGTCCAACCGCTGAGTGGAATGATTGACCACTATGGGGCAACCTCATGGAACAACGGATCAAAAGCTCCCGACTCAACAACTGTTCGCTTTAGAACTCAGGCAGGTGGTAAGAGCCTAAACACCACACTAGTCAGCGTTCGCCTAAACTCCGCTGCCGTCAACATTATGGATATGGCTGGAAGGTCAGGCAGAAGTGTTGGTAAGGGTAAGCGAAACAGCGGCCTTACTCCAGTTGTAAGGCGCACAGCGTCAGGTGATTTGGTTTCCTATGCTCGCAGAACTCCAGCCGAAGCCGGAAGAGCCTTCATTGCCAAACTAAATGCAGCGTCAGGCATCCTCAAGCGAGGTGCATCTCGTATTGCTTGGCCTGCTGTTGAGAAGGACTTGCCTGACTTTGAGAAAAGAATTGACAGCATCATTCAGAATTACTATCGGATTGCGAACAGGAAGTTTGACTAAATGGCAGTAAATGTAGTCCTCAAATCTGTCTGGGATGACAAGGGTGTCAAGTCTGCCCTCAATGAGTTCAAAGACTTTGGCAAAGGCGTAGGCGTTGCGTTCGCTGCCGTTACCGCTGCCACCGCTGCTGCTGCCACAGCACTAATCAAGTTCGGCGCAGACTCAATAGCTGCTGCCGAGAATGTCGCACAGGCTAACAACCGACTTGAGCAGGTTGCCAAGTCAATGAACCTGTTTGGGTCGCAGACATCTGCAGTCACTCAGAGAATCATTGAGTTTGCCGAGGCTAACGAACTATCCCTAGCGGTTGACGCTGAAGTCATCAAGCAAGCTCAGGCCAAACTCCTAACCTTCAAGAACCTAGCTCAAAGCGCAGACGAAACAGGCGGAGCATTTGACCGGGCAACAATGGCTGCAATTGACCTAGCAGCCGCTGGATTTGGCTCGGCAGAGACTAACGCAACTCAGCTCGGAAAAGCCCTGCAAGACCCCATCAAAGGCCTCACAGCCCTAACTAGATCGGGCGTTACTTTCACGCAGGAGGAAAGAAACAAGATAAAGGTCATGGTCGAGTCGGGACAAGTTCTCGAAGCTCAAAACATGATTCTCTCTGCTATCGAAACTCAGGTCGGCGGAACTGCTGCTGCAACAGCTAAAGCATCAGACAAGATGAAGCTGGCCTTTGACAACATCTCTGAGGCTGTCGGTGCTGCCCTTCTTCCTGTCTTCCAAGAGTTCTCAAACGAACTAATCAAAATCACGCCAGAGCTGGAGAAGGCACTCGCTCCCGCTGCTGCTGAAATCGCAGACATCTTCCGCACCGAAGTCCTGCCTGCAATCCAAGACTTTACTCGCTGGCTTGCATCACCAGAGGGGACACAGACCCTAAGAGATTTGACCATTGCAATCATTGACAGCATCAAAGCCCTCATTGACTTCATCGGCTGGGTGGTGCAGAACAAAGATGCGATAGTTCTCTTCACCTCAGTAATCGCTGCCCTAGTCGTAACCTACAAAGCTGTCACAATCGCAACCGGCCTGTTTCAAGCAGCGATGGTGTTACTACAGAAGCAGGTCGTAACAACAACCGCAACAACAACAGCCTTTAGCGCAGCCCTAAGACTTCTGCCATTCGCAGCTATGGTGACAGGCGCAGTTCTCCTGACCTCAAGTTTGGCTGATTATTCACAACAGGTTTACGGATCAAAGGTCAACACCGAGGGAATGACCAAAGCACAGGCTCATAACGCTGTTCAGGTTGAGAGCCTTAGAAGACTGCTCGGTCAGTATGAATACGCACTAGAAAGCTCAACCGCTGCAAACCGAGACCTAGCAATCAACGGAGTAGCTGCTGTTAGAGCTGAGCTTGCTCGCACCGAACTTGCAATCCGAACCACAGTCGGAGAGCTAAATCGCTTCAACAACATGAACCTTGACCGCATCAAGAATGAGATTAGAGAATCGGCAGGTGAGCTAAACAGGTTCAATAACTTGCTCAAGGGCATTCAGGGCGGGGCTTCCCTGCCACCGATAAACATCCCTGCACCAGTGCAAGTTCCACGCATTCCGTCAGGCGGTGGCGGTGGGGGTGGAGGCGGCGGCGGAGGCGGCGCAGTAACTCCAAGACCTTTCGTTGACATCCCCGCTGGGGCTACGGCTGCTGCTGAACTGATCAACGATGCGACAGGAATCTTGATTGACGCATTCTCAGATGTTGACAAGGTTCTTGCTTACCTGACTTCAAGAATTGAAGCGGCAACTCAGTTCGCAAACGAGTCTGCAATTCGAGGCGAGACCGCTGCTGCAATGGGAGCGCTAGAAACACGCAACCTGTTTCGCAGTCAGGCAGAGCTTCTGAGAACGCAAGGCGCAAATGCAGTCGGCACAATCATCAACATAAATGTCAAGACTGACTCAACGCAGTCTTTGGCAATGGTTGGTAAGACATTAGGTAACACCATCACCAAGTATGTTTCCGCTGGTGGTCAAGTTCTAGTGAGTCCGACAAATTGAGCCAGCCGGTCCAGAAGGTAGAGCTTGGATTTGACATTCTCTCGTCAGGTCTTGGCCCTTACTTCATTCTTGATGACCCTGTAAAGGGTGTCCTAGACAATACTGAATACCTCTTGGCAGGTGTTCTGTTCTTCGATGTGACTAGCCTTGTTCAGTCGGTCGCAATTCAGCGAGGCAAGAACCGCCAGCTAGACCAGTTCGACTCAGGTTTGGCAAACATAGTCTTTAATAACAATGACCGCACCTTTGACCCTGAGTATGCACTCTCCCCATACGCAGGGCAGATAGTTCCGAAGCGGCAGGTCAGAATCTCATCAGGTGGCATTGTTCAGTTCGCCGGCCTTGTCGATGACTGGAATCTAACCTATGCGCCAAACGGAGACTCAACCGCTTCTGCAGCTTGCTCCGATGCAACTTCCTCATTTGCCACTCAGACAATCGCCACAAGAACGAACGCAGTCCAGAAGTCAGGGGAAAGAATAAACGCAATCCTTGACCTGCCTGAAATCAACTGGCCTTTAACTCTTCGAGATGTTGACACAGGGCTAATGACACTCGGCGCAGACACAATCGCCGATAACACAAATGCCCTTACCTACTTGCGCTTAGTCGAGCGAAGCGAACCCGGTGCATTCTTCATCGGTAAGTCAGGAAATGTAATCTTCCGAGACCGCATCGCCGCTCCGACTTCTCAAGGCGTGACCCTAGCCGATGACGGCACTGGTATCAAGTATCAGTCGCTTAGGGTGCAATACGGATCAGAACTCCTAGCGAATGAGATTGTTGTCAGCTCGGAGATAAGTTCCTATGAAGTCACAACCCTAGACCTGACCTCAATAGACACTTATGGAATCTTCAACCTGACCCGAACCGGGCTTCTAATCAACGCTAACGGCGATGTTGATGAGCTTGCCGAGTTCTATGCAAACAAATACTCACAGCCCGAATACCGCTTTGAGTCGGTTGAGGTCTTGCTTGATGAGCTGACGGATCAGGAGCAGAGCGACCTGCTCGGACTTGAAATCGGCGATGTTGTCGAAATCAAATTCACCCCTAATGGCATTGCCCCGGCTATCTCTAAATACGCTGAAATTATCCGCATTGACAACTCGATTGACCTAGACAACCACATAATGTCTCTAGGCTTCTCGACACTTGACTTTGCCCTCTTGGTCTTGGATGACGCTCAGTTTGGTAAGCTAGACTCAGGCAACGCATTAGCCTTCTAATAGGAGAAACATGGCAGGTTTAGGCCGTAAAGTATTTACCGCAGGTGAGGTTCTAACCGCTGCGAATGTTCAGGATTACCTACAAGACCAAGCAGTCATGGTCTTTGCAGGGTCAGCTGCAAGAGGCTCAGCCATCGGCACAGCGACCGAGGGAATGGTGTCCTACCTAACTGACACCAACAAGATTGAGGTCTTTACTACTTACTGGGAGCAAGTCTGGCCTGTCAACACCACGCCAGCAGTTACCACCATTGCCGCAACCGCAACGGCCTACACAATCGCCGCTACCGATGCCAATGACACAATCTACTCACTTGCAACAACCGCAGCAACAATCACTATTTCAGATGTTTTCTCGATCGGTGACAGGGTAGACATTTGGAGAGATGCCGCTGGAACTGTTGTCATTGTGGCTGGTAGCTCAGTCACCTCATGGGCAGGTGCCGGGACCGCCGGGACAAGCGTGTCCTTCAAGATAGATCAGCAATACAATGCCGCAACTGTTCAAAAGGTTGCAGCTAATACCTACCGAGTAGTTGGAAAGATAACTGCATAATGCCTATTCCTTTAGGAGTTCTTGCTGTTGCGGGAGCAGGAGGCGGTGGCGGTGCTGCTGGGGCGTATGAATTGTTAGAAACGCAAATAATGTCTGATGACCTACAAAGTTCCGTTTCCTTTTCCAACCTGAATTCATCTTATGGAAGCACTTATCAGCATCTACAAATTAGATTCGTGGCTAAGTCAACTGAAGCAGATACCTCATCAGCTTTTGGCATTGAACTAAACTCCGACACAGGCTCGAACTACGCAAGACACAGATTGCTTGCAAATATTGCTGGTGGAGTTTTTGATATTCGGTCAGATAATGCCACTTCACAAGCCTCAATGGTTCAGGTTGCTCATATCTCTGGCAATAGTGCGGCCTCAGACATTTTTGGTGGAGGAGTGATTGATGTTCTTGACCCATTTGAGACCACAAAAAACACTACAGTTAGATTGCTTAGCGGATTCCATGAAAGCACCGATTACAGGGTGGGGTTGTCATCGGGTTTTTGGAATAATACAAATGCAGTAACTACAATCAAGTTGACACCAAGGTCGGGTAATTTCAAAAGTGGCTCAAGAATCTCGCTTTACGGACTAAGGATTACTAACCCATAATGGCTACTGGAACTTATATCGCACTTGCCAACCTGACTTTAAGTGGGACAGATGCTTCTATTACTTTTGATTCAATACCAAACACATATCGTGATTTAGTAGTCATTATGAACACAGATAGTTCAACTCAAGCAGATTTATATATGCGATTTAATGGTGATACTGGTAATAATTACAACAGAGTGACTGGTCAAGGAAATGGGTCAGTAGCGTCAGAAAACTTTTCTACAAATGCGGCCTTTATGAGGCTGAACGGAAGTGCTGACTTAGCAACAGACTTTTCTCAAAATGCGAGAATTGAAATTCTTGATTATGTAGCAAATAAACATAAGTGTGTTATTTCAAGAACTAACTCATCTTTTGGAGTTGACTTTACTGCTGGAAGATGGGCAAGCACAAATGCTGTTACTTCGGTAACTATTTATCCATCTAGCGGTGATTTTCTATCAGGTTCAACCTTTGCCCTTTACGGAATAGTGAGCTAGACATGAGTGCTTGGACAGTTATTCAACACATTGAAGTTCCATCAGCTCAAGCCAATATGGAGTTCACTTCTATTCCTCAAACTTATACAGACTTATGTCTTGTCGTTTCTGGTAGAAGTAGTGCCAATGAAGCAGGTAATGGTGCAATCATGATTATCCGACCAAATGGCTCTAGCTCAAATGGCTCTATTAGATATCTTCAAGGAGATGGCTCAGCAGCAAGCAGCTCAACAGATACATACATTTGGGCAAGACTAAACTCATCAAGCTATACAGCTAGCACTTTTGCAAATACATCTGTTTATATTGCAAACTATACGGCTAGCACCGCCAAGTCCATTTCAATAGACTCGGTCAATGAGAACAATGCAACCGCTAATCGCATGGTAATAACTGCGGGTCTTTGGAATGATACAACTGCCATTAGCTCAATCACTATTTTGCCCGAAGGCGGCAATTTTGTTCAATACAGCTCCGCAACCCTCTACGGCATAACTAAGGGTTCAAGCGGTGGAGTTACAGTTAGTTAGAAACAGGTAGAATAAAAACATGACAGACAGACCAACACGCCTAGTTGTAGATTGCAGCCTTCCCGAAGGCCACCCTGACAAGGTGCAGATTATCCCCCTAACCGATGCTGAGATAGCAGAGCGTGAGGCACAAGCCGCACAAGCCGCTATCGAACAGGCTGAGAGGGAAGCTGCCGAGGCTCAGAAACAGGCAAACAAAGAAAGTGCAAAGGCAAAGCTCGAAGCACTAGGTCTATCAGAGGCCGAGATACTCGCACTTCTAGGCTAGTCATGGCCGAGGAAACAAACGGCGTTCGCATAACGCAACGAGACATCTACGAAAAGCTCATCGAGGTTCAATCGGTGCAGATCGAGCTGGTGGCCGATATCAAAAACCTCAAAGACTTACCTGCCCGCATGAATCGAGTAGAGCAGAAACTCGCTCGCATGGAGTGGATTGAGAAGCTGGTCTTTACCGCTCTCGGTTCGGGCATTACGGGATTCATCGCAGCACTCTGGGCTTTGATTAGATGAGACACCCTTTCTCAAAGAAACTCATAACCTCACGCTTCGGCACAACGGCGAGGAGACTCACCGCACACAGAGGTCTTGACTACGCACCGAAAGAAGGCAAGGCGATTCCTGCTGTTGCAGCGGGAACAGTTCAAGCGGTCAAATGGTCTTCAATACTTGGTCATGTTCTGGTGCAGTCAGCTTGGGATGAGATTAACGGCAGAACTGTTTTTATCGGCTACTGCCACCTTCAGGAAAAGCCAACGCTAAAAGTTGGTGACAGGGTAAAAGAAGGTCAGACAATTGGCAAGGTTGGGAATACTGGTTCTGCTTCTAAAGGCGCACACTTACACCTGACCATCGGACCTAAAGTAACATCAGTCACTTTTGGTTTAGTTTTTGACCCTGAAACCTTCATTGACGAGCGACTAAGTGCCTAGCTGGAAACACCGCAGAAGACTTATCTATTTATCCTTTGCCCTGTCTGCATTCATGATCCTGTTCGGGGCAATTACCTATGAGGCAGATTCCTCAGTTAGCCGAGAACTCATCATTGGCGGAGTGGCTTTGATTTCTATCATCCTGACCGCTTATACTGCTTTTGCTACTTACGAAGATGTAAAAACTAGAAAGGCACATGATGAAGATATTTAGCGTTGAATTTTGGAGAGACTACGCAGGGGAAAGAGCAATCAAGACAGTTGCTCAGTCTGCAATCGCTGTTCTAGGCACAGGCTCAATCGGGCTGTTTGCTATTGACTGGGCTGGACTTGCATCGGTCTCACTAGGTGCAGGCTTGCTATCAATCCTGACCTCTGTGGCGTTCAAGAAAGACTAACGCTCCGAGGGTAGAGTGGCTGCCCAAATCCCATACTTCTGACCCGACTCAACCGCATACCTAAAGCACTCGGCCTTGACAGGGCAGGTATCGCATAGTTTCTTAGCGATAACTATAGACAGCCTTCGGCGTGTTTCGTCTCGGATTTCTTCGGGATAGAAAAGCTCAGGGAAGTCCTCACAGGGAACACCGCCAGCGGCGTGAATAGCCTTTAGCAAGCGGTAGTGCTTCTGGTCGAAATGTCCCATTGCCCTAGCCTAATTTGAAAATGTCGGTGGCAGGGTAGAAACTATGACCATGTTCAAAACACACGCACCTGAGAAGTTCAACAACGCAACCCTACTCGGAGTCTTTGAGGCTGGTTCTGACGAGTGGCACAA